GTGACACTCTCAAGCGGTCCTGGCGTTGAACCTATCACGCTGGCTGAGGCAAAGTCACACCTGCGTGTGGACACATCTGACGATGATACGCTGATCACTTCGCTGATCCTGGGTGCAAGGAACTTCATTGAGAACTACACAGGCCGGCAGATCATCCAAGCGACCTGGGCGTTGAAGCGTGAAGGCTTTTTCACTCAGTTGTACATGCCCAAGGCTCCACTGTCGAGCGTGAGCAGCATTCAATACATTGATGCAGACGGTGCAACGCAAACGCTTTCATCTGGTACATACACAGTCGATGCCGACAGCAACCCAGGCCGTATTGTTCTGGCCTACTTGCAGACCTGGCCGACACTGCGGGATGAAATCCACAATGTCACAATCACATTCGTTGCCGGCTATGGCACTGCAACAACAGATGTGCCTGAGCCTATACGCCAGGCAATGCGTCTGCTTGTCGCACATTTCTATGAAACCAGGGAGCCATACATCATCGGAACAAGCGCAGGGGCGGTTCCATTTGCAGTTGAATCCCTGCTTTGGCAATACAAGGTTCCAGAATACGCATGAGAGCGGGATTGCTACGACATCGCGTGACGATACAGGACCGTGCCGAAACCACGGACGATTTCGGTGAAATCGACTTCTCCTGGTCGAACACTGCCACAGTATGGGCATCCATTGAACCGCTGACTGGAAACGAACTGATCAATGCACAGCAGTCTGGAGCGATGGTCACGCACAAGATCACAACCAGGTTCCTGACTGGGGTGGAACCCAAGGATCGAATCACACATTCCAGCAGGACGTTTGAAATCCAGTCTGTCAGGAACTTCAGGGAGCGTGATGTATCCCTTGAAATGATGTGCCGGGAGGAAGTCTGATGGCCAGGGCTGGCTCGATATCATTGGAGGGCGACAAGGCACTTGTGCGTGCGTTGGCAAAACTCGAAAGCAAGGTAGAACGCAAGTTCAGGCGCACTGCTGCAAGCCAGACAATGCGAGTATTGCGAACAAAGGCACGCAAGGAAGCACCGCGAATGATATCAAAATCGGATCGCCGGCAGAATCTACAGTTAGCGATACTTAGCAAGGTTTCCGCACGCGCTGGCCGGCCTGTCCAGGGGCGATTGTTTGTCAACTACAACAAAGGCAAGGGAAAATACGCGCGTTGGGCGCACTTCTTTGAGTTCGGTACAGCAATCCGAACGGTCAAATCAGGACCGTATGCCGGCAGGGTGGTCGGAAGTGTTGCCGCCAGGCGGTTCATGACCAGGACGTATGAGAAGAACAGGCGCAAATCAATCAGGTTCTTTCAGCGAGTGATGCGGCAGCAGGTCGAGGCATACGCATCTGGCCTGGGTGCAATGAAGTTCACTGGCACAGGCAAGTCATTCAGCGGCGGCGCGATGGTCGCCAAGGATTAGGCAATGGCAGACATTGAACACGCATTGCGAAACCGTATCAGGTCATCATCAGATGTCACTGATATTGTTGCAACCAGGGTGTTTCCCATTGTTGTTCCTTCAGGCCAAGACCTGCCGGCCATCGTGTACGAGTTGGTGATGTCTGACCCTCAAGAATCAAACGACGGCCATTCGGCTTTGACGTATGCACGATTTTCAATTGATTGCATGTCAAAGTCATACAGCGATGTGAAGGATTTGGCTGAGAAGGTCAGGCTTGCAATCACGGGATACAGCGGAACAGAGGCAAGCGTTGTTGTTACTTCGACACGGCACTTGTCATCCAGCGATGAGTTTTCACCACCAGCAAATGCTGGTGAACGTGGCACGCATCATGTCGTGCTTGATTTCAGAATGGGTTATCAATCAGCAACATAGTTGCAAGGGGATGAGTTATGGCGGCAATTGATGGACATGGGGCGGCACTTGTATACGGCACGGCAGGCGGCACGCCTTCTACGGCGTTCGGTGAGGTTGTGAGCATCGGCGGGCCGAATATATCCAGGCCGATGATCGAAACCACACACATGGGTTCAACGGCACGCAAGTACATTGCCGGCGGGTTCTATGATCTTGGCACGGTCGATGTGGAAATACAGTACGACCCCGGCAACACCGGACACGATGCAATGACTTCTGCCATCCTGGCGGGGACAGAGCATTCATTCAAGATCACCTGGTCAGACACTTCAACAGCGTCATTTGATGGCTTTGTTGAATCGTTCAACGTGACTGCTGAAATGGAAGATCGACTGACAGCAAGCCTGTCCATCCGTGTGAACGGAACACTCACGCTTGCAACAGCATGATGAAAGGGAAGATGTATGGCAAGTCTGACGCGCGATGCAATCCTGTCTGTTGATGACAGGCCGACTGAACAAGTTGACGTTCCTGAATGGGGTGGGCATGTACTTGTTTCCACCATGACCGGCCAGGAGCGTGACAGGTTCGAGGCTTCACTGCTCGATGAGAAGGGGCAGAACAGATCAGCAAACATGGACAACCTGCGTGCCAGGCTCGCAACCCTGTGCTGTGTTGATGACGATGGAAACCGTTTGTTCTCTCAGTCTGATATTGAGGAACTAGGCCGCAAATCTGCGCTTGCACTGAATCGTATATTCACGGCAGCGCAGCGGCTCAACGGTATAGGTGAGGATGCCGTTGAGGAATTGGCGGGAAACTGAACCGGCCTGGGAATCCCAGGCGGTTCTATTTCTCGCTGGCACTTGCTCTTGGAATGAGCGTGCGTCAACTGTTGGAATCCATGGATTCCAGGGAACTAGGCGAATGGGTGGCATACCACACCTATATCGAAACTATAGGCGACACACGCCAGGACTTGCGCACGGGCATCATTGCGTCAACCATTGCAAACGTGAACAGGGGCAAGAACAGGCCGGCGTTCAAGCCAAGCGAGTTCATGCCGTACTACACCAAACCAAAGCAGAGCGAAACACAGATGCTAAATGCACTGAAGGGTGCGTTCGGCCAGGGGGATAAGTGATGGCGGCAACAATCGGCAACCTGTTCATCAACCTGCGTGCAAACTCTAAGCCTATGACAAAGGGCCTGAAGTCTGCACAAGGCGCAGTGGCTAGGTTTCGCGGACGTATCAAAAAAACTTTCAGTGCATTGACTTCAATGAAATCATTGCTTATTGGCATCGGCGTTGCTGCTGTTGTCGCACTTGGCAAACGTCTTGCAGAATCAATTGACAAGGCCGGCAAGGCTGCAAAACGTCTTGGAATGACAACCGAAGAATTGATTGCCATGCGTCACGCTGCTGAATTGTCTGGCGTGACTGTTGAAACATTTGACATGGCAATGCAGCGAATGGTTCGGCGTGTCAGTGAGGCAAGTCATGGGTTTGGTGAAGCAAAGGGCGCGCTTGAGGAACTTGGCCTTGATGCCAAAGCATTGACAAAGATACCTGTTTCTGAAGCAATGGTTGAAGTCACAAGGGCAATGGGTGGTGCTGAAACCCAGGCTGACCGTGTTCGATTGGCAATGAAGTTGTTTGACTCTGAAGGTGTTGCGCTTGTCAACATGATGGCTGATGGCGAAGAAGGTTTGCGTGCCATGATGAATGAAGCGCATGACCTGGGCTTGACGCTCCAGGGGCCGGGTGTGCAAAGCGTTGAATCAATGAATGATGCGTTTCAAACATTTGGGAAAGTCATCACAGCAGCAGCGCAGCATGTACTTGTTATTCTTGCACCTGCAATCACAAAGTTGACCAGGATGGTAGTTGACTGGGCCAAAGAGCAGGGCGGGGCTGGTGTCATTGCTGTGAATGCCTTCATGGGGATTGCAAAGGCTGTAGCGTTTGTGCTGGACATTGTTCACGCGCTTGTGAACGGGCTGAAGTTTATTGCCACAACAGTGCGGTGGCTGGCATCACAGTGGATGTATTACTGGACAACAATAATGGGTGAGGCATTGGTTACTGTCATAGAACTGCTAGATGATGACTGGGGCAAGGCTGCCAGGAAGGCACAGCAAGACATCAAGGCCATTGCCCTGGAAATGGAGCGTGCAGCAGAATCAGATTTCAATGAACTGATGGATGATGCGCTTGGTGATTCCTGGGGTGATTCTGTCATGGACTTTGCCAATGCACTTGTCGAAGAAATGAAGGCTGCAAACAACACTGAGGTGGCTGTCAAAAGTTTGGGTGATGCCCATGCAGGCATGTCCAAAGAACTGGAAGCCGCAACGATGGACGCGCAGAAGTTCATTGACGAACTTGACAAGCAAATACGCACGTTTGGAATGTCCAAGGACGCAATACAGATTGATGACTTCATACGCGCTGGCGTTGATCCAAAGTTGATTGCACAACTGAAACAACGAACTGCACTGCTTGGCAGGATGGAGGCAGCGGCCAAGGCAGCGGGTGAACCACTTGCTGCGAAGGGTGCTGCAAAGTCTGAAGTTGATAGGGCCGTTGCTGGTGCTTCTGTCGAGACTGCAATCGGCGCGGCCAAGTTTGCGTTCGGCTTCACAAAGAACGTCGAAGAAGAACAACTGGAAGAAGCAGAAGAACAGACCGATGCGTTGAAGCAACTGCTTGTGATCGGCAGGCAGCAATATGATCTGGTGAAAGACACATTTGGCGGGCTGCTGCAATGAGTATCCAAGTCGAGGAACTACTGGCTGGGCGTGAGGTGTCGTTTTCGACTGGCGCATACAGAAGCGCAAGCAGAACATTCATCGTGTATTCAGACTCAGGGCAAAGCATAGATGTTTCTGAAGTGCTGTACCAAAGCGGCATTCCTGATGTCGGTGAGTTCATGGTGCAAGGTGAGAATCACCCCACGCTGCCGTTCATGACTGCACAGGAAGCATCCATTCAACCATATCCAGAACATGAGAATGCCTTCCAAGTTACAATCAAGTATGCAAGAATGAAGATATGGGGGCCAGACCCGAACAGCGTTGGGTACATGTCATTCAACGCAGATGTTCAAACAGAGTTCAGGGACGTATGGCGCACTTTGCCAAACGTGCCAGACGATATCAACAACCCAGGGGATGATGATATTGGAGGCACTGCCATTGATGTCAAGGGTGAGCCAGTCAGTCAGGCTTTCACAACCACATCATTTGAAATAGAGCATGTTATTGATTACCCGATACCGTTTTCGTTCCTTCTGAACACAGGAGGCAAACGCAACAGCGGCCAATGGGGCGTGTTCAATCCCAACACGGTTCTGTATGAGGGAACCAGGGTATCATCAATGGGC